CGACGCGAAGCCCCAGGACCTGAAGAAGATGAACAAGGCGGAGCTGCTCGAATACGCGATGGCGCTCACCGCCCAGCGGGAGAACGCGATCACCACCGCCATCCGGGAGGACAAGCCGCTCGTCGCAGACCTGCACCCGACGATGAAGCCGATCAAGCTCTTCGACCGGCTGATTCGGAACAGCTGCCCACAGGGGCAAAACGTCCTGGACATATTCGGAGGCAGCGGCACCGCCATCATGGCCGCGGAGCAGAACGGACGCCGCGCCTTCGTGATGGAGTTTGAGCCTGCCTACGTCGACACCATCATCGACAGGTGGGAGAAGTTCACCGGCGGCAAGGCGGAGCTGATCGCCCAGGCTCAATAATTCAGATTCGACCGGAGACGGCTCAAACAGCCGCCTCTTGCTTTACCCTTTCAACCCATCGACCGACCAACGAACACGCGCCACAGCGAATTAAAATCCGTTAAAACATCAACCGGAGGGAATACCCATGAGCAAGACGTTCTCGGAGTATATCAAATCCCATCAGCAGCAGCCCAGGGCGGACCCCTGCGAGGGGGAGCTGCGCTGCAATTTCAGGATAGCGAAATCAGACGATGAGCAGCGCCTGGTCTTCGGCTGGGCGAGTATTGCCGAACGCGCCGACGGGGAGACGGTCGTCGATTGGCAGGAAGACATCGTCGAGATCGAAGAGCTGGAACAAGCCGCCTACCGATTCGTGCAGCTTTACCGAGAGGGCAGCGAAATGCACGAGCGCGGAGGATTCGACATCGCCATCCTCGTGGAGAGTATGGTCTTCACCGAGGAAAAGATGCGGCTTTTGAGTATACCGGAGGGGACGCTCCCCTACGGCTGGTGGGTCGGCTTTCTCGTCACCGACGACGACGTCTGGGCGAAAGTAAAGGACGGGACCTACCGGATGTTCAGCATCGAGGGCGAGGCTATCCGAGAGAAGGTCGAAAACGAATAACGAAACGGGGAGGATGATCACCCATGCCCACGAAACTGAAGGGGCTGAAAATCAAGAGAGTCGCCCTCGTGGATGAAGGCGCGAACCCCGACGCCCATATCCGGTTTGCAAAGCGCAAAGACGGAGACCCGGCGGAGATCGACGGCAGCACCGGCGACGCCTTCACCGAGGAACAGGCGCAGGGACTGGCGAAGCGCATCGCCGACGCCATCGTGAAGTTCTTCAGGCCAGCCGCCGCCGCGGAGGAAACGGACCCCGTCAGCAAAGATGCCCACACCTTCAGCGAGGCGGAGGCGGTCAGGAATTACGACGTGATCATGGACAAGGAAGTCTGGCCCATGATTTACGCGATGGCCGACAGCATCCGCTCGATTCTCTTTGACACGGACAAGAGCGACGCCGACAAGGAAACGCTGCTGAAAACGAGCGGCTCCGAGTTCGCCGCCGCCATTGCCAACTACGCGGGGAGCTGGTCCGGAGCGAAGCTGGCCAACGCGACAATCGCGAAGACAGCCGACGACCTGGCGAAGATGCGCGACGAAATAGACGCCGTCATCGCCAAGGCCAACACCGGCGGAGATGAACCCCAGGAAGACCCGGCCCAGCAACCCGCGGACGCGGACGGCGCAGCCGCCGCCAACGCCGACAACAATCAGACCGACGGCAGCGAGGGCAGCGAACCCTCCGGAGAGACCGTCACGAAAGGAGTTACTGACATGAAGTTCAACACCGAAGCCATGACCCCCGAGGAGCGGGCACAGTTTGAGGACTTCGCCAAGCGCTACGGCACCGAGGAGGCCACCGACAACAATCCCGCCCCCGGCACCGACCCGGCTCCCGCCGACGATGTCGTGAAGGGCATGCGCACCGAGCTGGAGGAGCTGCGGAAGTTCAAGGAAGCCGCCGAGGACGCGCAGCTGCTCGAGGTCGCGAAGAAGTACACGCTGCTCGGCAAGAAGCCCGAGGAGCTGGCGAAGTCGCTCAAGGCCATGAAGGCCGCTGGCGGCACCGCCTACGACGACATGATCGCCGTCCTGGATTCCAGCCTCAAGGCCGTCGAGGAATCCGGCACCTTCTCCGAGATCGGGAAGCGCGGCGGCAGCACCGACAACTCCGGCGACGCCTGGGCGAAGATCGAGACCGCCGCCACCGAGATCAGGAAGGCGAAGCCCGACATGGCCTGGGCCGACGCTATCGACCAGGCATGCATCCAGCACCCCGAGCTGGTGGAGCAGTACGAAAAGTCCCGCGGCTAATCCAGAGCGCGGGAAGAAAGGAAGGTAAAACAACATGGCGTATATCAATCATTCCTACAATGACAGCCCCGTCATTCATGCCGAGGCAAACGCCGCGCTGACCGCCCCCGCGATGAAAGCCTACGCGCTGAATTCCAGCGGGAAGGTCATCCTGCCCGCCGCATCCGGCGACTTCGCTATCGGCATCGCGCTGGCGAACACCGACGACGTCGCCGCGGGTGGCGGCATCGACCTGCAGATCAAGGACGGCTGCCTGGGCATCGCGGGCGAGACCGTGAAGAAGGGCGACCTGCTGATGGCCCACACCGACGGCACCCTGAAGAAGGCAACCGCCGGGAAGCAGACGCTGGCCGTCGCTCTGGCGGACGCCGCCAGCGGGAAGCCCGTCCAGGTCTTCATCCTGCACACCCTGATCGTGCCCGCCTCTTAATCGAAGCCGGGAAGAAAGGAGAATAAAACAACATGAGAGCCATGACCAATGAGGCGATCGCATACCAGATCGCGAAAGGGTGGAAGCCCAACTACTACCTGACGAACATGAGCGTCGCGCACTTCCAGCCGGACGACTGGTTTGTGTCCCCGTTCATTTTCCCCATTCTGCCCGTGCCCACCAGCGTCGGCAACTACTACAAGTTCGACAAGGGCGACCTGGCCCGCGACAACGTCCAGCGGAAGCCCGAGTTCGGTCGCGTCGCGCCGATGGTCTTCGGTCACAGCACCGAGACCTACGCCTGCGAGGTCGACCAGGTCCTGATCGGCCTGGACCAGATCAAGACGCTGGACTACACCCGCGCTGGCACCCCCGGCATCAACGACCCGCGCCGCGCCAAGGTGCGCATGGCCACCGAGCAGATGAAGCTCCACGCGGACATCATCTTCGCCAACGGCTACTTCAAGACCGGCGTCTGGACCAACGAGTACACCGGCAAGGCGACCACCCCGAGCACGAACGAGTTCTGGCAGTTCGACAACTCCAACTTCGACCCGATTAACTTCTTCGGCGGTCTGCGCAGGCAGATGCAGAAGGAAGGCCGTCGCCTGCCCAACGTGCTGGCGCTCGGCGTCGAAGCCTACGAGGCGCTCAAGCAGAACCCCGACCTGCTGGACCGCGTCAAGTACTCCGGCAGCACCGCGAACCCGGCGACGGTCAACCCGAACGTCATCGCCCAGCTGCTCGAGATCGAGCGCGTCGTGGTGCTGAACAGCACCTACAACAAGGGCGCGATCGGCGTGACCGACATGGACTTCGTCTGCGATTCCAAGAGCGCCCTGCTGGCCTACGCCAACCCCACCCCCGCCATCGACGAACCGTCCGCCGGTTACACCTTGGCCTGGGATATGCTCGGCAACGGCAGCTACCTGGCCTTCGACCAGTTCGAGGGCGAGAAGGGCACCCACACGGAGTTCATCGAGGGCCTGATGTCCAGCACCCCGAAGAAGGTCTGCGACGAGCTCGGCTACTTCATGAAGAGCTGCTGCGCGTAAGCAACCGCGACGGAGCACCGGCGACCTGCAGCACAACCGACGCGGCAGGTCGCCGTCCTATTGCTGACATCCGCACCGCTCTATAAGAGCAGCCGCATGTGCGCCGCCCCCAGCCTGATGGACGTTCGAGAGCCGCGCCCACCCGGCTGGACATACCTCCTTCACATGGGCGATTCCCTCGCCGTCCTTAACCCGGCTGCAAAAAGGGAGACACAGCGAATCCCAACAGACCATGCGGACCGACGGCGCAAAGGGCGTCTAATGGTGCATTTTTCAACTTTTGAGGAAAGGAGGGCAAAGCCACAATGGACAAGTTCATCGCAGCGAAGCCCTGCAGCTTCGGAGGCAGGCGCTACAACATCGGGGAAGCCATCGAGGCGGGGACCGTGGATCCCAACCGCGCCCCGACGCTGATCAAGTACGGCATCATCCAGGAAGCCGACGACAAGGCAGCGCCCCAGGCGAAAGCACCGACGAATACGCCGGTCGAACAGCCCGACGCCGCCAAGGCGAAGAAGCAGACAGGAAGGAAGAAGGTGGAATGACATGGCGGAACCCACCATCACCTTCACCTACAACCCCGCGGAGATAACGACCCCGTCCGTCAGCCGCGCCCGATTCGAGCTCGGCGACATCGCCGTCGACGGAGGACAGGAGACATGCTACCTTTCCGACCAGGAGATCAGCGCCATCATCGCCGACAGCACAGGCTGGAAGCGGGCGCTTTTCAGGCTGGCCGACGCCGTATGCATGCGGCTCTCCTACGAGACCAACTGGAAGAACGACGGGACCTCGTTCGATTTGAGCCAACGCGCAGACCGATGGATGAAGCTGCGCGACAAGCTCGAAAAAGAGGCAGACCTCGAAGAGTGCCTGCCCGATTCGGAAGCGGTCAACGATACGCTCCAGGCACCCGACAGCGGTCATTATTTCCGGCGGAACATGACCAACTCGCCCTACATCCAGCCGCCATACGTCCCCGGAGGTGAGCTGCCGTGATGCGACAAGGCAGAATCGGCATGACCCGCCCCGAGAGCTTCCCCAAGCTCTTCTACGTGTACAGCCAGGGAACGAGTACCAGCAGCGCCGGACGGATTCTGCAGGAAGCCCCGGCGAAGAAGGCAGAGCTGCGCTGCACCCTTTCCATCGCCAAGCCGGATGAGGTCGAGAGATTCAGGCAGGACAAGGTCGTGGTCACTCACACCATATTCCACAGGGGAGCGCCCCAGGCGAAGGAAAACGACGTCTTTAAACTCATTAAAAACGGCGTAGAGACGCGCAGCTTCAGGGTGAAGGCGATTCACAACAAGGGCGAAATGGACATCGAGACAACCTACTACTGCGAGGAGAGGGGGGACGCGAAGTCATGCTGATCAGCGTCAACCTCTCCACGATTGCATCCCAGGCCAAAGCCCAGGTCGAAGCGGAGCTGCCGACAAGAGCCATGCAGGCAGCCATTTATTTAGGCAACGCATCGATGCAGATTCTCGGAAAAGTGGGCACAAGCGAAAAAGTGTACCGAAAACCAGCCGGAGGAACCTACAACGCATCAAGCCCCGGCGAACCTCCTGCCATGCGCACCGGCACGCTGATGCGCTCCTGGAGACCTATGGTGTTCGGAGCCTACAACCCCGGCCTGGAAGGCGGCACCCCATATGCCGGTTACCTGGAAGAAGGGACCAGCAAAATGGCAGCGCGTCCGTTTGTAGATAAGATCGTCGAGACCGCAGAGCCGCAAATCACCGCGATATATAACGCCCCATACAACATTCACATCGGATAGAGGAGGGGACGATATGGAATTACACGCGATGATTTATCAACGGCTCGTTACAGACGAAACGCTCGAAGGGCTGCTGGCGCAGTACGACAACCGCCCCGCCGTATTCTACCAACACCCGGCGACGGCAGACGACCCCAAGTGGGGAACACAAGAGCTGGACGACGGCAGCGAAGTGACCGTTCAATACCCGCGGATAGACTACTCGGTCGACACGCAGGAAAACCCGGCGAGGAACACCAGCGGAACGCTGATGCTGAACGTTTGGTGCGATGCCCAATTCGGGTCCGAACCGGAGGCGGTCGAAGCGCAGCTGCGCCAGCTTTTCCATGTGGCATTTGCACAGACCGACGACTACGCCTACTGCCTCGCATGGCTGCGGTCGGACGCTTTCGAGGTCAAGACAAAGCCCGAAGAGAACGCGCGGACATTCGGAGTGACGGTCGTATTCGACCTCATGGCCTGCCCCTCCCAGATCACGCTGTACCCGGATCCCATCAAGGGGATGAACGAGTGGACGAAGGGAATCCTCCCGGACGCCACCGTCATCGGGACGGACGAAATCGACGGCTGGCTGGTGCCGACGCGCGAGACCCCCGTCATCTACTGGCGGATCACAGCGCAGGAAAAGGTGAAGCAGCACTTCACCCATACCTGGCTCGGAATCACCATCGAGGGACACGTCTATTGCAGGAACGCAGCAGACAGGCTCTACAACCTGATTCAGCTGAACACGGCGCATGCCCTCGCCGACCATATCCCGTTAGAAGACACCTCCCCGCTTTTTTTGAAAACCTTTACCGTCCAGCCCCACATGAACTACGTCCTGACCGGACAGATCAGGGCCACGGGCTACTTCGGGATCCTGCAGCCGGAGAGCCACCTGTCGACGAACGCCACCGGCGAAAAGCTGAGGCACATCAACCTCCCGAGGGAGATCATCGAAGAAGACAACCCCGTGGAGCTGAACGGAGAGACCAGCCAGGGCTACCGATTCCCATACGAACCGGCAGGAATTGAAGAAGCCCACACAAGCTAACGAAAGGAGCGAAAACAGCATGGCAGACAAGAAGCCGACCGACACCCAGGTCGCGCAGGCAGAGCCGACCTACGAGGCGACGGAGATCGCCGCGAACGCCCCGCGCCTGTTCGGCTACAACGTCGACATCGCGACGGCAGCCTTCAAGGTGAGCGGCACCGAGAGGGCGACGCTGACCGACGCGAAGAAGATCATCAAGGACTTTGCGGAAAAGCGGGTCTAACACCCCGCCGCAGAAAGGAAGGAATAAACCATGGCAGGAAGATACTCCATCGGTGAAACCAAGGTCCGCCCCGGTATCTATTTCCGGCAGGAAAACGGAGGCGGCAACGACACCATCGGCGCGACGAACGGCATCGTCGGCGTGGCCTTTAAGGCCAACTGGGGCAAGCTCGGCGAAGTCGTCACCATCGACAACCCCGCCGACATCGCTACCCTGTTCGGCGACGATTCCGGCAGCAACAGCAACACCGCCATCCTCAACGCCATCTTTGCGGGTGGCGCTTCCCAGGTGCTGGCCGTCCGCGTCGGCACCGGCGGCACCAAGGCCGCGATCACGCTGAAGGACACCGCCGGGACACCCGCCGACGTCGTCACCCTGACGGCGAAGTACGCAGGCACCCGCGCCTTGAGCGTGACCATCAAGGACAGCCTGAGCATCACCACGATGCGCGAGTGCATCATCTACGCCGGGACCACCGAGCTGACGAAGGTGCTCTTCACCAAGGGCGGTGCCGGAGAGGTCGACGCGCTGATCGCCGCCATCAACGAGAGCGAAGACGCCGTCGTCACCGCGACGAAGGTCGCCGCCGGTAACGGCCTGATGGCCGCGGTCACCCAGAGCACCTTTACCACGGCTGGCGTCAGCCCGACGATCACTTCCACGGACTACAGCAACGCCTTCACGCT